GTGGCATCTGGGTGCTCTGGTACCTCCATGTGGGATGTGTTTTCCAAATAGAGTAGAGCAGCTACTACGTCTGCTCCAACCCTTTCGTTTATATCCCCGTAAAGGTTTATGGTTCTAAGCTCCTTGTCAGTAGGAAACGCCGGAGGTTGGATATTGTTAATGATAACAATCTGATTATCATCCAATTCTTGTTCCTTTGATTTTTTCTTCTTGTCCTTTGATTTTTGCTTCTGCTTCTTTTGGGGCAGTCCCGAAATTCTCTTCACCATCTATACCTCTCTCAGTTCTATTAGTTTGATAATAGTATCAGTTTTTGTAAAGTTTGTCCAGTCTTTTTCTGTATCGAATTGCTTTTCGAACACAAGGATATCTTCTTGCGTCATTGGTATGTACCCAAAGGATACACACTCCCAACCAGGAAGCAACCTTTTGGCGTCCTGGTGTTCCATTGTAGTCTTAAACTGTATTCTATATTTAGTATCATCTGTTTTCCAATATTTAGCTTTTATCCTTCTCATTTTGCATAATACCTCGCAGTTGCTCTATGAGAGAACTAGCTTCAGACCATTTGCTATAGTTTATATACTTCCTTCCCGCTACTGGAACGGCCTTAATGAGAACCAAAGTATACAACTCCATAAAAATAGAAATCTTACTGTTCTCCTGTTCTAAATACTTTTCTATATCAGTTTCGTCTTTGGTTTCTAGTTTTTTTAATTCATGCGCGGAGGCTTCTGCTGCTGCTAGGTGTACTGAATGTACGGAATCGAGGATTTGAAGGATCGTTGCTGATATTACCAAGAAGAAGTCTCTTTGTTTCTTCTTTTGATCGAAATAAAACACTACTTTACTAAGGGCCACGCCAGCAAAGAACATAATGATTGAGTATATTTGTATTTCATTCATGGTATTATCATACCACCTTTCGTCTTAGAAGTCAATAAATAAAAAGCCCCAGTGACCTTAAAGGTGTGGGGCTTGTAGTAAGTGATAACGTATTATTTTATCTTACTTTCTATTCTTGAGCTTTGCTGCTACAATTCTTTTTGTAACTCTCTTGAGTACTTCGTTGACCAGAGCTTCTTGCATTAACTCTTCATCTTCCTCTTCTGCGCCCAAATCTACCTCTGGCTCGTCTATTGCTGGCTCGTCCATTGCTGGCTCGTCCATTGCTGGCTCTGCGGCATCAACCGGGGCTGTATCTAATGCACCACCCATAGCTTCCTCTAGTCGCTTACCAAGATCAATAAGGAGCTGTGCCTCTTCTTCTGTGAGGCTCATATCGGCTGCGCCCATCTCTGGCTCTACTTCAGCCTCTGGTTCGGCAGCTGCCAAGTCTTCATCGGCGGCCGCGTCTGGAGCTATCTCGTCGTCGAGGCCTTCTTCCTCATCTGAAAATTCGTCAACTTCTTCGTTAACTTCTTCTTCGTTAACTTCTTCTTCTTGCTTGTACTTCATTCCCATCTCTGAGATGAAGTTGTCAGTCATTGTGTCTACGCTTGCCAGCTTCATGAAACGGCGAATCGTGTTTTCTGCTAATAATTTGTTATCACTCATTGTATGTTCTCCTTATTGTGAAAGTAGTGATTATGTAATAATACAACTATAAATAGTAAGTTTTGACTAGAAAAGTCATAATTTTATTCTCTTTGAAAGCTTCTTCATTGCTTCCTTTTCAATTTGCGAGACACGGACTAGTGAAATCTTCAGTCTTTTGGAGACTTCGTCCAGTGTCATGGGTCCGTTTTGATATATGGCTACGAGCGAACAATTGTTGTCTTGCTCGTAGTCTATAAACATCCTGCACTCAGATTTCTCACAGCTGTTGTTGTCTCTCATGCAATCTCTTGAGCATTGAGGCAAGTGGTCGTCACTCATATTCCTCCAGGTCCATCTCTATCATATCAAATATACTCTGCTTATCAGAATCTGTAATTCCAAGTTCTTCTAACATTTTATTTCCTTTATCAATGTCTTTTTTTGTTCTTTTGAGTTTCTGTTTTCCCATTACTTTCTTTCTTAGCTTGATCTTCTCAACTACAGCCAACATGTCTGGATCTTTCTGAAGATAAAGTTCAGATATACCCGACATGAATTTACTTTGACTTAGATTGTCGTATCGCAACCTCAATTTTAAATCTGCTGAGACTTTTTCCAACAAACGAAAAGTAAAAGATACTATTTTTTTAGGATCATTCATCTCGATAAGATGTGCGTTCCACTCTCTCTGTTGCCTGCGGCCGTTTGCCGGACGAATGAGGGTGCTTCGCTTAGTTCGCTTAGATTTCTAGCTCCACTATATGAAAGCCCGGAGCGAATGTTTTGTTCCAAGGCCTGCAACACTTCGGACGCTGGACCTTTGTAAGGTACAGTGGTTGCAACACCTTCCAAAGAACTTGCCTTTCCTCTCCAGTCCATTTGAGCCTCGACAGATGCCATTCCTCTGTAGACTTTGTACTTGTTTCCACTTGTGTTGTTGAACACTTCTCCTGGTGTTTCATCTGTTCCAGACAACATTGAACCCAACATAACGAAGTCTGCTCCTGCAGCCAGACTCTTCACGATGTCTCCAGATGTCCTAATTCCTCCATCTGCTATTAGTTTTGCAGTTTTTTTCGCTCTGCTAGCAACCAATACAGAATGAAAAGTAGGTATGCCATGTCCGGTTTGCAAACGAGTACTGCAAATACTACCGCCGCCAACTCCAACCCTGATCGCATCAGCCCCCCAATCTTCTAAGGTCGCAAAGCCTTCAGCCGTTGCGACGTTTCCGGCCATTATACTGACCTTGTTTCCAAATCTATCTCTTAGAGTTTTTATTGCTCTCTCAACATTTGTGTGATGTCCATGAGCCACATCAACGCACAGCAAGAATACCCCTGCCGAGACGAGAGATGTGGCGCGTGCTTCGTAATCACCTGTGACCCCAATAGCTGCGCCCAGTGATGTGGCGCCGTGTCGAAAGGCACCTTCTACGAGGTGCATCTGTTCCCTTATAGAGTTATACCTGTGTACAACCCCGAAGGCGCCATGCGCGTTCATAGTTACTGCCATATCGCGTCCCGTTATTGTATCCATCGGTGATGAGACAACCGGTAGCGAGAATTTCTTATCTGCAATAGATGAAGATAAGCTAATATCCTTTCGAGTTTTGATATCGCTTATTCTTGGCACCAAGAGAACATCATCAAAACTCATAGTCATCGGAAATTCACTCATTTAATTCCTCACTTTCTTCTTTATTATAACAGGTTGTACATATTAAGTCAATGTTTTCTGAATATTTATTAACATGCCACTCATCAATGATTTCGCCTTCTTCTGGTGGGCGGTTACACGCTGTGCACTTTACTTGTTTTTTGAAGTTAGCCATCTGCGATTTAAAGTCTTTCATAAATTGCTTACGTGCAGCCAAAAACTGTTTGCGCTTTATTTTCCTAGAAAAATTCCCCATCACTTGTCCCCTGTTGACCCAAGGGCACCATGACCTCTAGATGTCTCTGTTCCGTAGATGTTGTCATCTTCAATCTCCCAGAGCCTAGGCTTCTCAATCCTAACGAAGACACCTTGAGCGATCTTTTGTCCAGATTCAACAAAATTCGTTTTGGTGCCAATATTGTGAAGATTGACAAAAATTTCACCTGTATAACCTTCGTCTACCACACAAGCGCCGGTAACTAAACTGCGTTTGGATGCCACTCCAGATTTGTTCATGATTTGCAACATGCAATCCTCTGGAACTTCCATCTTAATTCCTGTCGGTAACAGCACGCTTCCGCCTGGTTCAATTCCCAGTACTATTGATTCTTCTGGACAATAGAAAAAATCCATTCCTGCGTCTGTCTTGTGGGCCCTGACCGGTAACTTCGCGTTGGGCCGTGTGCGAAATACTCTTACTCTACTGTTATCTAATGATGCCATTGTTTTCTCCTTTATGCTAATAGTTTGAACATCTTTCTCATACTGAAGGTTGAAAAACCCCACTGTTGATTATAGTTTAGTCTGGCCATGTATGGCCGGTTGAGTTGTACAATATCTTTATTTGGGTCTACGCCCCAACATCGGATAACTGTCATCTCATTGTTGTCGTCAATCACCTTTACCACGTAAAAGTTCTTGCCGTTCTTTGATTTCTTTAGTTTGCATTCCCGAGGTATAAACCATGTTACTCCAAGCTCAGGGTCAAACTCTGAGATAGGCGGAATATATAGTTCATCCAACTTTTGTCGGACTCTTGGTGTAACCACTGCACTAATCGGAAACACACCAGTCAAACTCACAAGTTTCTCAAGTTTCTGTTCTTCTGACCAATCTCCGAGACCTTCGTAGATCTCAATGTTCTCCTCCAAGTTCTTTGGCTTTCGTGGTCGATACTTACATACCGCTGCCCAAAAGTGTTCTAGCCCAGTGAAGCGCTCGTCGACAAGATCGTTCAATGCCTGGGCCTCACACAGTGCAGTTACTGACTTTTTGTTGAGTTTGGAGTATATAATCTTCTCATGGAAAAGAAACTCCTCTATTGTGTTGAATGGTCTGTGTTCGATGATTTGCTCGATTGCCTTAATACCCAACCCTTTGATAGAAGACAGAGGCTGAATCAGCGTCTTCCCGTCTTCACTGATTTCCCAGTTAACACCTGAAGTGTTTACGTTGAGTGGTTCTATGTTGTAACCAAGTGATTTAGCTGTTGCGATCGCTCTTTCCTTTCTTGTCTCCGGCTCCTTATCCAAGAAGGCTGCTAGCCACTCCGAAGGATAATAATTAAGAAGATAGGCACACTGATAAGAGAGCACACAGTAGGAGACAGCGTGAGATTTATTAAAGCCGTAGCCGGAAAAGTATTCAAATGTTTCCCATAGTTCTCTAGCTTCATAGTCTTTCATTCCTTTCTCGATACAGCCGCGCTTGAACTTGTCGAAGATTTTATCCTTCTGAGCCTGAACGCCGCCTGTACCTTTCTTAGTAAGTAGTTTCCTGAGCTTGTTACCTTCATCTAGTGACAAGTCCTTTCCTAATTTGTGGGCTAACATAGCAATCTGTTCCTGAAAAATAAGGAAGCCGTATGTTTCTTCTGTTACTTCTCGAACATGATTGTTAACATACTCCACGTCTTCTGGATTTGACTTTGCTCCGATATACTTTCTATCTACTCCCGCACCTAGTGGGCCTGGTCGATAGATGGAGGTGATAGCCGACAAATCAATGATGTTGTCTGGCTTCGCATTCTTACAGAACGACTGAGCACCAGTCTCTGTGAACTGGAAGATGCCTGCCCACTTGCCCTTGTGAAAGATGTTCTGCCAGACTTCTTTATCGTCCAGATCAATCTTCTCTGGATGTAAATTCTTGTCATAAAAGTCCTTGATGTCCGCAAACGTAGGGTTTTCCATTCCGTGATGTCGCTTGAGGATACGCTCGATAGCACCTTCCAACATACGAAGCGAAGCCAGTCCAAGGATATCAAACTTGATGAAACCCATCGGTTCAAGATGTCTTACATTCATGCCCTCGGACCAAGGTGTTTGTCGAACTCCTCCTGAGTTGATAAGCGGCATCCACTGATCTAGGTTTTCACCTACAACAACCCCTCCTGCATGTCTCGATGCTGAACGTGTTTGACCGTAGAGCTTCTCAATGTGAGTCTTGATGTGTGGGTACTTCACAAGAAATTCTTGCAAGGATTCTGAGAACTCCATCAGTTCTTCAAACGTAGGAGCATACACTCCGGACGTGATACCATGCTTTGCCTTGGCCCGAGGTGTTGCCTCGTAAACCATTTTACTAGTCACGTTGTTTACTTCAGTAAACTCAATACCGTAGAACTTGGAGATGTCCTTGATAAGTGAACGCAACTGAAGTGTATTCCAGTTTGTGATAGGAACCACAGAGTTATCACCCCACTGGTCAATTAGGACTTCCTTGAGGACCATTGGGTCTGATACATCATAGTCAATATCTGGGTAACCCGATCCGCCCTTGGTTAAGAATCTCTC